CTGAAGGAGGATTGGCATCATCAATAATCCCCAGCAGCCCATCGGTGTGATAAATTGCCCCGGATTTCGTCGTGTTTTCAATACAGAAGAAATCCCCTGCGGCTGTGCCGCTTGGAGCCGAACCACTAATCGTAATGGTTCGATTCGGAACATCCACTGCCGAGACAGTCCGTGAGGCTGCCAAGTCAGCGTCGTTGTCAGACGCGTCAATCAGGTCAACCGTCATCCCGACATCCACACTTGGGAGTGCATCAACCGTAATGGTGGTCTGGTTGTCAGCGGCTGGCATGACAGCCAGTTTGCCTAGACCATCTGAAATGAAATCAGCATTGATCAATTTCAGGACGCGTCGGCGGAATCCCTGCTCCATCATCTTCAACGCAGTCTGGAACGCAAACTTTGAGTTCCGTGCGTCTTGGAGCAGTTTCCACGACATGTTGTACAGCCCCGTATATTCCTGGAGGCTGAAGGTGGCCTCTGCCGTGTCTGGGTTGAGGTTGGATGGCAACGCGCCACCTTCCGTAATACCCGTCCACGCGCCTGGGTTCTTCACCATAATTGGCATGATGAATTGCCCACGACCGCCCAGAGGCTTTTTCATTTTCTGGAACATGTTCCAGGTAACGACTTCCTCATTTAAGAGGTAGAGGACCTGATCTACACCATAGGTGTATTTCATTGCCTCAATAACATCAGTTGTACTAGCCACAAGAATCTCCCCCCGGACTATTCATCTTGTCCAGGATTTAGCATGGGCCAAAGTTCATCAGCACGCTCTTGAGCTGATTTGTACCCACCTGTTTTCCCGCTGGTAAGTGATGACTCACCTCCCTTAAAGGGAAGCGGTGAAGTCTTAGCCTTTTCCGCAGCTTTTTTATCCATTTCCCTGAAGCCTTTTCGCATGGATTCAAGTCTGGTTCGCACCATCTCTGGATATTGCGCGTTCAAGTCTTTTCCTTCGTGAGAGAAATATACATCTCTCAGGTAGTCATCAGCCCACGGCGCATCAGGAAGGCCATGCTCATCACGTAACTTCTGAAATCGGCTGTTTAGCTCTTGCTCGACTGACTTTGACTGGGAAGACCCGACCGTATCCTTAAGCGTTTTGTACTCTTTGTACATGTGCGCCATGGCTTGGTCACGTTGCTGGAGTTGTTGCTGAAGAGGGCTAATGCCTTCTCCCATAATTCGCTCCATCAACTGAGCCGCCGTGTTCCCATCCAGATACGGCATCGTTCGCAACTGGTCCAACAGTCCCTGCTGTTGCTGCTGCACTTGAGTCTGTTGTCCCTGTTGCTGCTGATTCTGCATCTGGTTTGCATACTGCTGCAACTGCTGCTGGTATTGCTGCATTTGCTGCTGTTGCGAGAACCGATCATTTTCCCATTGTCTCCGTTCATCCGCGAGAGCTTGAGTTTTTTTCGTGAACTCTGCTTGTACGTCAGCAGGCCACGCTCCTGAATCGGATTGTTGTGATTGTTCTTGGTCGCCGCCTACAGTCTCATCAACTGTGCTTGTCTCGACTTGTTCAACCAGTTCCTCATCCGCCATGCCATGTCTCCTTTCGAGTGGCCAGGGAGTGTGTTGGGTTTATTCCTGAATGGAGACCCTTGACATTGTTCGCCTGTCCGTATTCGTTCAACCGGCAATCAGATGAATTATAAAGCTGATAGAGAGGTAGTGTCAAGATGTAGGGGGGCTGGGAAACCCCCCACAACATGTAGTTATTGCACAGGACCGCGTGGACCGCGTTTTTCCAGTGCACTCTGGCGTGCTTGGAGTGCCTGAGCCAGAGCTTCTGGAGCTTCATCTGCGATCTTTGAACTTTCCTTGAACTGACCCATCGCCATATCAATGGCTTCTGCGGCAGCTTTGGCTGCTGCCTGTTGACTGGCCTGAGCCACAGCTCCCTGAATCATGGTGTTCTGCATGCCCTGTTCACGTTTTTCACTGGCTTTGACCATGATTTCACGGCATTTATTCCAGAACTCAGCAAATCCCTGCTGAATCTGAGGACTCGCCCCCAAATACTCTGTCGTAGCCATGGATGCTTCCAATTCATCCATAATCACCTTGAGATTCCAGAACGGCATGGGAATGTGAGGCGGAAGAGGTTCTCCAACCCATAGTTTCTCTACAAGGGATTTTGCCAATTTCCTGTAGCGAATCTCGGAATCTTCCCTTCCTGCGTCCCCCATACTCAAGTCAGCAGCGATTTTCTCTTTATCAATCCGCCCTGTTCTCTCGTCCATGTACAACACTGCCAGCGGTGACTGGAGGTGCTCCCGAATCCTGGCTTCTCTCAGTGCCCTCAATTCCGGGATCAGACTCCCTCGTTCGACTGTAATGGAGTAATCTGTCCCCGATTTCAGGATTTCAGAGTTCTGAAAGATAAACACTTCATCTTTCATGTTTCTATCTGTGTAATGCAGGGTTCGATAGGTTGGATAGAACTGTTTGACCCGATTGATCCGCATTTCCTTGGTTTTTCCCATCTGTTTTCCAAGGTGCTGGTATAGCATGCCCCATTGCGTATCAATAATCTCCTGAAGCATCGGCACGGCCATAGGGCCTCTCATCTGGCCAGGAAACTTCTGGTCCTGCATCAAATCAGCCCCACCAGCAATCTGCTGCATCAATTTCATGGTCAAGTCCACTGACTGCATGAACCAGGCAGGTAATTGGGGCGGATCTCTCCTCTGGACCATCTTGATCCCAGCTTCATTCAAGCCGTTCTCAATCGGGGCAGGATAATCAGCAGGAATATCTTCCCGTTTCAATCCAGGTCCCAGTAGCTCATCACCATAAATCGACGCATTCGCCTGTTCCCCAAGCTGACTAATTCTCTTATTGAGGAATCGCTGCGGGGCAATCAAATCACTGACGTAATCATTGCTCCAGAAACTCATAGTCGTTGGTCCCCAGTGGTAATCCACCAAGGGGATTTCCTCATAGGGATTGTCTCCATCATGGAGAATCTCTTCACCAGGAATAAAGCAGGAATATTTCCCTCTGGGGTTTTTGGCAGACATAGGCTGGAAGCGTTCCACGACCACCGCCAAATCCGGGTCATTCATGGTCCGAGTCCCCTGTACCCTTGGAATCAAGTCCTGTAAATGCACCGCCCCAGTTGGATCGCCAAATTGCTTGATGTCAGTACTGAGAATCCTGACTTCCTGGGCATCCTTGATATTTTCAATGGTTTTATCGTTGACATCGTAATTGGCTTCAATCCACCCCAATGTTCTGATTTTGGCGATATAGACCGCCTGATCAGGACTCAAATCATCAACAGCCCTGACAGAGGAATCAATAAACACCTGCAAGGGACTCAGGATCTCACTCCCGATATCTCCAGTCAGTGTCATCTCTTCGACTACCTCAAACTGCTCTTTGGGTGCTCCCTGAGAGATTGCCATCTGTCTCATGGTTTCCGGGACCTGTTCCCCCGATTGGGTATCAGTCCACATCAATTCCCCGGATTCTTCATCAAACAGGGGCATAGGTTCCATGCAGGCATCTTTTTCCCAGGGGATGTATTCAAAGGCCACACCCCCAATGGACATCCACCACAACAGTTCCCATGTCCGGGATCCCTGATCGAGTTTCTCATCCAACGCCCGAACCAGCTTATCGACAACCTGGGCATTCCCGAGACTCTTCGGATCCTGCTTGTCAGCTCTGGCTTTGAAGATGGGGGCAATACTGGTCAGCCTCCCGATCATCTTATGCAGCATCTGTGCAGCGAGATTAAATACCAGATGCAGCTTATTGGGGTCTCTTCTCCGGGTAAACAGCATTCGGTTTTGAGTTCCCACCCAATGCTCACCAGAAATGAATGAAAGGTTTGTCAGGATCCGTAATTCTACTGACCCGACATTCCTGGCCTTCTGCGCCCGAAGTCGATTGTAGTCTTCGGTGTAGTCAGCTAAATTTTCGGCTTCTTTTTTCTTTGCCATCTAAAACGCTCCCAAGTGGGCATCAGGGGTATCTTCCATTGGAATATCTCGTTCATTTGGGGAATCCATCTGGTCCGGCTTCTGATCTCGGGCCATATCCTGGCTGGTTATCATTTGATGCAACCTGTCGATCTCGTACTCCATCTCCAGAATCCCCAACCACTTCCTCAACTTTTGCTGCATCCATGTCATTTGCCACCGCCTGATCAAAAAGGGAATCAAACGTACGTGAGTCTGTTTTCCCTGTGTCATTATCCTTCCGAGTTAAAGCCAATGTGTGCATCATAAACTTCACTTTCGACTCAACGTCCCGTAATCGTTTCTCCACCTCATGTCTGTTCACTACATTCCTCCCAAATGTGAATCTGCTGGTTGCCGTTTTTTCTTCTTCCTTAATGGATTCCCCATCCACTGGACAGAACCCGGAGGGGGTATAAATGTTCGGGGCTTTTCAGGTGTTGTTGCGCGTGGATGCCTTGATAAGACATGTTCTACGCAGTCCAGTGCATGATCATTCACTTTTAAGCGTTCATATCTTCCACTGGCACTGGTATGGTCCGGCCATTGGGCATATTCCAATTCATAGGGCACCATCTCCAGCCACGGAGCCAGGAAAATCTGCTCATGCTGGAAATACTGTCTTGTGGCTTCCGTCCTGACTTCCCGCCCCCGTTTATTGGCCATGAGATGTACGCCATGGTGGATACACTCCTGCTTGAACTGACTGTTACTATCCACCCACGCTACGGGGCGTGTTTTCCACATCGCCGCCATGCGCTTCAAGGCCGCAGCCCAATTAACGATTGAACCTGATGGATCCAGTTCTGGTGTGTTGGCCACATAACTATAATTTGTCAGTTCATCCAGAATATAGGCCTGCCCTTCGGGGCTGACTGCAATCACAGAGGCTGCACAATACGTTCCCGTATCTGCCCCAATTTCAACACGCCAATCATCTGGCAACTTGAAATTTTCTTTCGTCGTTCCTGCTTCAGGATTATGCCACAGCCGTGGATGTGTTTGCAGGGTGAATTGACGATCGCCACGTTGGTAATTGTAGACTCTCCCAACGTAATCTCCAAGCCGACCTAAATACGCAATCGAGAACTTTTCTCTCGTTAATAAATGCTTATCCCGGTCCATCGCTGACTGATCGAAACTGATGGGATTGACTATGGCTGGCACACCACACTTGCAGACCCATTCCTCAAAGTCAGGATTTCCGTGACCATTCTCGTGGAAGATATTCACCCATGGCCTGTCAGGAGTTGTGGGAAAGACCGCATACCCCTGTCGAACTCTCAGGTTCTGCGAGACTGACGTAAAGCATTCGATCCCAGGGAGCTGATAGGCCTCACAATAAATATAGGCATCGACCTCTTTTCCCTTAAGAGACTCCGAACGCTCCCAGGATCTTGCTTCAAACCTGGCCCCATTATCAAGCTCCAACCACAACCGACCATCTTTGGGGCGGTTCTGCAATGAGCTATATTTCAAGTTCAATCCACGCTCAGAACACAAGGCTTCCAGAATGTATTCAAATTCCGGGGCGGTCATGTCATATTCATTCCCGACCAGATACACCAAGGCATTGGGAACGGCAGCAAACGCTGCCCCCCAAATTCCTGCCCCGAATGATTTCCCTGATTTATACGCACCCAGTTCAGCTACGACTTTTGCCCTTCCAGCCTTACGGGGGAACAGCACACGTTTTTCTATCTTTCCCTGTGGAAGTCTGACTTCTATTGTTGGTCGTTTCTCTTTCTTCTTGGCCACGATATCTGTCAGTTCATAGCCATCTGTTGTCACCCACCAATCTGCTTGGTGCTCTAATGGAACAATCCCATTTTCCTTGCAGATGAATGCCCGGAATTGGGTGACAAGTCTATCCCGCATTGCAGGATCAACTGTTGTGGTTGCCACTAACTTGCCTGACCTTTCGGTTCGTATTTATCCAGCATGTCTGAATAGAATCTGGACAACGGACTATCCTGACCTGCCATTCCTGCTATCTTCACCTCTAAGGCAGAACGGCAAGTATCGGCTTTCAGCCTCTCCTTGCCGTCGATTTCCGCGTAATTTGAACTCCACAAAAAATAGGCCATCTCGTTGTAATGCTTCTTCAGGGCAACTTCCAACCTCTGTTGGTCAGACATCTTATGCCATGCCTGACCCCCTGTATATTTTTCCAGGGCAATGAGTACTTCATCCTGACCTGGCCATGTTTCCGCGGCATCCATGATTACTTCATCAGGCGTGTTGATATCCAGGAAATATCTCACTGAATCCCCGATTGGTGCCCCTGAAAGTAGCATCAACGCGAATTGATCTGCTTCTGCTTCGTTAAGTGCCCGAGTCATGTCGATTCTCCAGACCTGTTACTAAGAATCCAGGTGTACGTACCTCTTTTGGCATTTCTGCTGGAAATGAAATATGCACTTTGCATCCACATGCCTCCGCATAGCGTAAAAACCACCGCAATGTACTGGTTCCGCCCTGTCCACGTTTTCGGTAGAGATATTGGTTGATACTTGCAGGTCTCACCCCCAATTTTGCTGCCAACATCTTTGTTGTCAACATCGATCGTTCTCTCATCGCTTTTAACAACCCCCCGAAACTCTCAGGGTCATCTGCAATCTCAAATTTCACCCCGGCTGTCCGAGGTATCCCACTGCCACTCCTTCTTTGGGGCCGTAATGTTGCTGGTCCAGTCATATTTTCCTCCTATGTTGAATACTATCCCAAAAAGTATGGTCAGTCAAGCTACTATATCCCAGAACCTTAAATTGTCTAGAAAGGATGTTTCTATATGGTCAGAACCTGCACCCAAAACCCCCCTACCCCCTTCCCTTATAAGACAGTCAAAGAGGTATGAAGGTGGAAAATCTGACCGGGGCAACCGGACCAGCATTCTCAGCCTGACCATATTTATTGGTAATGTTCGGATATTTAGGGCGTGGACCTGTATACTTGCCCCGGTGGATTTGGTCGGCTGTGACGTTCTGAGCATCCTGCTTGGAAACAGACTGACCAAAAGGAAAAGGTTCAACAATGGACCGACTAGAACTCGGGGATATCAACCCTGAACCTAGCAAACTGCTGAAAAGGATTATCGGTATTACTCTGCGAGAGTTGGCGGCAGAGTGGAATAGTCCAGAAACCCCAAACAAGGCCGAAACGATAGCGGCCCTTAATCAAGTGCTGGAGCTGGTAGAGGGTTCGAAAAGTGTTTAGGCATACAATCACGGTCCGCTGCCCAAACTGCCAAAAGGTCAAAGTTCTAGGCCTAGCGCAACTCGACAAGGCCGTCCAGAAGGCTATAGGCTCAAGCGTTTATATAGTCGATAATCCACAGAATATCCTATGGGAATTGGCCAGAGTCCTAGAGGATATCCAACGACAACTGGCAGAATTGAACACTAACCATGAGCAATAGACTAAGGCCGTGCTGCTTGGCCGTAGAGGAGCGTATGAAAAGTAGACAGAACATTACAGATATAGAAATAACTAAGGAAGGATTGACCATTAAAGTGGTCCGGTTCTCCTACCAGACTCCCGTAGCTGTAGAGCTGCTAGAGCCTGTCATTACTAACGAACTGACCGATAACGGCGATGATTTTGTTGAGCACCAGACTGGGATTTATGTCACCGACCAGTATCACAGCCCGACAACGTCAAAGCATGTCAATCAGTTTATCTACCATCCCTCAAGAGCCGATAAAGGTGGTTCAGTAAGGAAAATCAGCCCGGCAATGCTGGCCGCTCTTATCTATCCAGTAGGCGATAGCATTACCCTTCTCAGCCCCGGTTCGACTCGTGGTTGAGGTATTTAACAGCACCCTAGCCGACTGGCCCCTGCTTATTATTGGGGGGCTGGTCGGGCTTCTTATCTATGCTTTATTTATCTATCAGAGGGAGGACTAGTGTCTAGACCAGATTCAAAACTCCCCAAGCATGCAAGCTATGACGCGGACCGAGCTGCTTGGGCTGAGCTGCCGCAAGTGCAGAAAATAGAACACAAGGATTCAACGGGTAAAATCTGTGAAGTCGAGCTGGTCGAACGTGGCCCCCGGTATCTCGCGTGGGTCCAGAGTCGAGTGAGACGTTCTGGTTAAGTGTCAGGTTCCAAGAGTTGAAACGTCTAAGTATTAGCGGGTCGGGTAGTGGGCAGCGTGACAACTGGAAACATGCAAATGTCACCATATCGAAGTGTTCATCGTGCGAGCACCTCTGTCCCACTGTCCCGGCCTTTTTTTTGTATCGACCTGGAGGTGGAAGTCGTATCTCTCGACTTCCAACTCATTTTGGAAGTCATTTTTGACTTCCAAGCTGCTACAATACGCACCGGCCCGTGGCGGGTCAGAAAGGTAGAACATGGATAAATTACGAACAGATACGTTAACGTGGCTCGACCGCGATGAACCTATTTTTACGTTGTTAGATGCAGCGGTAGACAAAGAACCGGGGGAACCAAGTCCATTAGGGGTCATTGCACTCTGTGGAAGTTCTCAAGCTGGCAAGACTCGACTGGTCAATACGTGGGCGGCTCGACACGGGGCCGACGTTCTCAGTATCCAAGCACAACTGGACCAACCGGAAGATATTTCTGGCTTTCCCTTTAGGACTGGCCAAGTCGTGAACTATACGCACCCGAATATTATTCCACCGGGCTTTATTGACCGAATCGGGGATTATGTGATTTTTCTCGACGAGTTAGACAAAGCGCAAGAATCAGTCTTGTCTTGTTTACTTACGTTGCTGGCTGAGCGACGGATTCGCTATACGAAGGTTAGGCCTCTGTCGATTGTGGTTGCCTGTAATCCTCCCAAGCGGCCATTGCCGAATCCTCTAATGGCAAGGTTATTGTGGGTTCCGTATCCACCTAAAGATTACGAAGTTCTCCAGCGAGAATCACTGGCTGAAGTAAGGCATTTACTGGAAGATATCTACCCGCCAGTTGAAGAAAACGTGCCTGAGTTAGATATCTGGTTTGGTGCAGGGCACCGGTTG